CGAATTTCCAAATCGTCGAACCGAAGTTGGCTTTGCCTTCACGAAGTATACCACGCGTTGCTTGAACTGAGGCGTTGAGGTAAGGAAAACCAACATCTAGTGCTTTGACAGCCGATCCGCCTTGTGAGAAGTCTAGGTAGTTTCGTGCAACCCAGGTAGCTTCATGTGGAGCCGCGCCGTTTTCTATAGCCCGGTGACGTAGAGCCACACGTACCCATAATTCAGAGGTTTCCCCGGCAAAGCTTAAAACCCTTTCTGCATCTCGGAGGGCACCCTTGAGTTTACCAGTAACCAATCCTTGGTTGGTCAAGAATTGCATACCGCCGCCTTCAAGTATGTAATCTCGATACTCGCCGGTTCTGGTAATAACGTCCTTGGAGACCGCCTTGAGGTCGCCAGCTATTTGCTTTAAGAATACCGGGAAGTGCGGTGAGTATTCATTGGTTGTAAGCCATACGTGCATAATGTCTCTGGGAAAGTTTGTCAATGCAAACTCAGGATTCAAGCCGGTTGCCATAGCCTTCAGCACACGGGCACCTGATACCCAGCCTATAATGTTAGCAAGTTGGCTTGTGATAGCAGGATCGGATTCTACCCACTGGACTACCAACTCGCGAGGCATTGCCATGCGTACTTGTTTGCCTTTAAGCATGACTGATATAACTTCCATGCCTTCTGGTGGTTTTGCGTCTTTCTTCAAGATTTGAACAATTCCATTCTCTGGTATTTCCACAGCCACGCGAGCGAGTGCGACATTGGCTTCGTTGCGGGCTTTACGATGTTCAAAACGTGCAATCACTTCTCTTAGCAGCAGTTCTGATTTGTTTTCCAGCACACGTTCCGAACCTTCATTGAGGCGTTTCATTCCTGAAGTTGCTACGGTGATGACCTTGCCTTCCCTTGATGGTTCTAGTTTGTCTGGATCAAGGTGTTGTATAAATCGGCGGGGTGAGTAGTCTCCGGCTTTATTCAGAGCGGTAAAGACTTCCTCGGTTATAAACCCCTCTTCTTCATTCTCAACTAGGATCTTTTTCATTTCAACGAAAAACTTATCTGCATTGTTGTTGACCCTTTTAAACAAATCAGGATTTATTTTCTCGATGGCACTCAGGTAGTTTTGATTCTGCTTACCGCTTAATCCCCCAGGATGTTTTATATTGAATTCATTCTTTTCTTTGAAAGCCTTTAACAAAGCTGTCTGTGTTTTTACTAAGTCTTGTAGAGGGTTTAGAGTTTTGGGTTTTGCTCCGGCCTCGGCTTCAGAAACTACGTCAACTTCCGGCTCTTGCTTGCCTGTTATTAACCTCCGCAGGGATCTCTGTGTCTTTTCAAGTTGATCCAGCACACCTTTTCGTATAACATTTGATTGCTCTAGAACATTGGCATCTGCACTTTCTACTTCTTCTTTGGTTGCTTTCTTGGGTTTACCTTGCTTGCCGACAATGGTTTGCAAGTCTTCAACCAGGACTTTCTGTATTCTTTGTAAACTATCCGCTAGACGTTTACGTCCCTTTGCTCCCTTTGGGTCGGCACCCGCTTGGTTAAGTTGTATCTCTATTTTGACGGCAGCAGTTTTAAGTTCTTCAATAAGTTCTCTTTGGACTCGTAATGTGTTCTTGTCTATGGCAACAACTCGACGGGCTTGTACTACTCTATCAAGCAATTTCTGCTCGGCTTTGTTTAACTCATTATAACCTACTCGCTTGCTTGCTTCGTTGGAGAGCAGATTACTTTTCATGCTAGACCCACGGATAAGATCGTGGCGGATCACAGCTTCACGGCCTTCTTCGCCCGCACTCTCCAGTAATTCTTTCTTAACTTCTGCTGACACATCAACTACGGTACGGGCGACTGCTTGCCTGACTTGCTTTAACTTGCCGCTGCGTAATGTTTGCAATTCGGCATCGGCGTTGTTGAACATTTTCTCTACTTCGATGGCATCCTTTAACTCTGTCTTGCCTTTTGTGACTTCAGCAAAGTCCTTCAAGCCTTTCTCTGTACCGAATGACCTTGCCGTTTCTTGCTGCGTAATACCATCATGCGGAGGCACCATTGTATCACCCCGTCTAGCAGATTCAAGTATTATTGTCTCGACATTCTCGACGCCAAGCTTGGAGAGTTCGGCGGCAACGATGTTGGTCTTAGCAATTTGTTGGAGTTGCTTTGCCATGTTAGAAACTTTCAATGCAAAATAAGTATCCATAAGATACCCAAAAGCAGCTTCACCAAGTTGGTCAGGTGGAATGGTTCCATCCATAACACCACGTAGAACGTCATCAGCGGTGAAGAACTCGCCTTGAGGAGCAGACCGTATCATATCCATGACTACCAACATTACGGAGGTTCGTAAAGCTTTGTTGTTAATGGCACCACCTGTTGAGTATACCACACCAGTCAATGTGCCAACTGCCGTACTTTTAAGCACATCCAGCGCAGCCTCACCAGCAGTATCATTGTTTTGGAAAGAAGGAAGAATGGCGGCTAATCCAGAGGCTAAACCTAAATTGGCTCCACCTAGGGTAAGAATTTCTGACACGCCGCGGAGTCCACTGTGAGTTGGGAGTAGACGCGAACCGAGTATTGTTTTGGACAGTTTGATTGGACCGGCGAGAAACCCGGCTAAACCAGCGGCGGCCCCAGCGACAGAACCAGTAAGTGTTTCCGGCTTGGCATCGAAGCCCTCAACAAGATCAGTTATCCCGCCGGTTAGACCAGACGTAAACTGAGCAACCACACGGCGTAGTTCTTCTTCTCGACCCGTACCGAAGACTCGTTCACGGATGTCAAAAGGGCGTTCGCCGGTTTCAATGGCGAGTAGGTCTAACGGGGTGGACTTAGGCGGGCGGATACCGAGATATTCGCGTACACTTTGAAGTATTCCTGGTTCGGGGGCTTGTTGTATGGTGAGGATTTGTCTGCCGGTATGTTCGTCTATTGAGAACAACCGTGGGGCGGAAAGCGTAGTTGTAGGCGGCGGGGCAACAGGGAAAGGCACCAGAGATATAGTGTCGATTGGGCTTACTGGTAAAGTAGCCGAGCCTTTGGGTGGAACAGCGGGAATTAAGGGCATTATTGTACCTCAACCCACTTGCTACCATCCCAACTGACTTGTTCCCACTTGCCGTTGACCACACGCCAATTCCTGCCGGTTTCTTCTAAAGTGAAAACTTCACCGGCTTTAATAGAACTTGCCGGGGGCAGGAAGTCAAAGTCAATAAGAGCTGAAGTCAAGTCGCCTGTTGCAAAGTCAATAGCCCTACCCTTGGCTAATTGTTTGGCTCGGTCAAGGATGGCTTCACCAGAAAGTCCTTTAGTTTCTTGCTCGCGGACTAGCTGAAAATGAATATCCCAAAAAATATCAGCCCCTTCTGGGTTAAGAAACCTGTCTGTGGCGCTGCTAAAACCAAAGGTTTCCTTTAGCCACTTGTCTGTATCTCGAAACCAACGGTCTTTGTCCAACTCATTCCCACGTAGAACTTTATTAGCTCGACCATACATTCTGGTAGCGTCACCAACGGTGAGTTGGTTGTTTTTAGCCGCTTCAATAATTAAGTCCTTGGCAGTCTCGGCACGAGTAAACTTCTCTTCTTCGTCTTTGACTGGCGCGGTTAAGAGATCCTCAATACCAATAGCCAACGCCGAGTCGGTCTTTGGACTAACTACCTTCGTGGCTTGGCCGAAGTAGAATAATTTATCTTTAGCCGTTATGAAATTCTGCCCTAGAATGTCAAGCGGGTCAAGAGTGTTGTTTATTATGCCTTCAACAACAGTTGATTCTTGCTGTTCAGTAGCAACCTTTACTTCGGCTTTTAGTTGCTTCTCGGCTTTGGTTTTCTCTATTTCAATCGCATGTTTAAAATCATCTCTAGCTCTTTGGGCACCTTTAGGATCAAACACGTTTCGCGATTCACCGGAGGTTACTAGTGCTTCATACAATGCCCTATCGCGTTCATTATCTACTTCACTTGTGCTTCGTGCTATCTTCTCGGCAAATATCTGGCCCGTGCGTAAAATACCAACGGCTTCCCGCTCAAGTTGTATGCTAGTTTGGACAATGCGGGCATCGACGATTTGCCCAGGCGACCTTACATCAAAGTGATCTTGGAGTCGTTGTTGGACACGTTCATTCGTGGTGTTGCCAAGAAAGACTTTTTGTGCATTCGACATACCCTCAACAAAAAGCTGTTCAAAGTTTTCGTTGGGTTGCTGAGATGCTTCCAGAGATACATTTCTAATGGCGCTATCATATTGGGCGCTTAACTCAGCAAACTCGCGGGCATCGGTTTGGGCTTGTATCTCTTCGCTTCGTTGCAATAGTTGGAAGCTGAGTTCCGCTAGGTCTTTAAATACATTACTTGGTTTAGTGCCTGATTTAGTCGGAGCAAAGGGAAGTTGCAGAACGCTCCCGCCTTGTCTCGATGGTAGTCGTGGTGCTTCTGCCATTATGGTATCCGCTTTTTAAGTCTGGTTGCTAATGTACCAATTCCGAGAAGGCCGCCAGTGGCCGAACTAAACGCCGACCTACGTGCTCTGCTTACTCGCAAGTCTTGAATGACTCGGTTTGAACTAAGTAAGTTTCCCTTACCCAAAAGAATGTCTTCAAATTGTAGTCTAGCTTCTCGTATAGTTTCAAGCGTTAGTGTTTTAGATGATCCGGTGCCAATCACCACGTTACCCGATCCAAAGCTAGAGCTTTGTTGAGCAAGCGTAGAACTTACGGTTCGCCCCAAGGCTCTCGCATCACTTGCCGCTTTTTCTTTTATGGACTTTGCTTGCAATTTTGCAATTTGCTCGGCGGCTGAAGCATCTTGAATCCCGCCAATGATTCCCGTAGTTGCTTGTCCAAGGATTCCAACGGTAGTTACCAACGGGCTACTCAGCGTTGCCAGCGTAGAACCAATAGTCAATCCTATTCCTTCGGCAATCCCTACCGCACCCGCCACGCTACCAACAGTAGCTCCAGAAAGCCCAGCCGTAACTCCAGCTATAAGTGTTTCGAGTCCCATTATATCACCTTAACATACATCAAGTAATCACCTTTATCTGCCCGCATCTTCTTCATCCGTGACTCGCAAGTAAAACCCAGCAGTTTAGAGAATTTCTGGTCTGGTTCACTGTCAGCATTAACAAACGCTTGGACACGCCATAAGCCTGTGTTTTGCATTATCTCATCCAATGTTGATTTGATAAACTTTATCCCTGTTAGTTTGTAATCAATAGCAAGTCCTGAATGACCAAACCAAGCAGAGCCTACTCCGACCCAGAAAGGTATCACGCCCGCACAGGCGATGATTTTTCCGTCTGGAGTCAAAGCCGTGAAACTTATACCGGCGCTTTCATAATACTGTGCGGCCTCGGCAATTTGTCCTCGGTTGACCTCATCATATAATCGTACATGCTTTATATGCTCTGCCTTAAACGGCGTGAGGGTTATGTTACTTGATGTCATCGCCAATATGCAACAAGCCAAAATATCCATTGAGTGTCATAGGTAATGGGTCTTTCTGCTCGAATGTAAGCTTTGCGTTTTCGTCTATGCCTGCAATTTGTATGCGCTTCCTGCCGGTAAAGAGTGGTATTCCGGTGCCTATTATGTCAGTTAGTTTACGAAACAATACTTGCTCACCATTCACTAACATGCTGTTTGTTTCAAACACCATAACGTTAATTTCACTCCAGCGCATGGTGACACCCTGTAACGACGTTCGGTTTGTTCCAATCGGAAGTTCAGGGCGTAAAGTTACTATTTTTGAATCGTAATTCAACCCGGCCTCAACCGTGTCTGGTTTGTCAGTAAGTGTAATCTTGCCTGTTGTCACGACCTGCGCTGGTTGCAGTCCACCATCAGCCACAATCCGTACACTTTGTCCTTCAAGATGGAACAGCCCGCCCATGCTCGTTAAGTCGGTTCCTGTAGTTGTCACGGCAGAGTCAGTGTTGAGGGTGCTGTCAAAATACTCTATGTATTTTTTCGTAACTCCTTCAATGGTACGCTTCACGACCAGGAATGCAACATCGTCTGGTTTGGTCCAGTGAGGAATAACCGCAACGCTTTCTACTTCGGCTTGCCCGCCACTAAAAGTACCGCCTATAATTTCTCTCGCCCAACCAACTATGTTTTGATCTCGTAGGATCGTTAAAGCCAACAGCGTTCCGTCATTAATGGGTGCCCAGATAATGGGGAATAGTTCTTTTTGTAATGCAATTTGCTGTATGGTTTTTGTGCTTGAGTCAGTCAAATGATCCGCGAGTATGTTTAAATCCCCGGAGATAAATGAATCCACGTCCAGGTTAAACGCAAGTTCAATCAATCTGTTCCTTGAACGGTTTATGAATACTAGCGAACTGCCCACTCTTAAAGGTTGCTCCTTGGCGCTGCCTCGATCATCTTCATTGTCAATATCTACACTAGTAGGCGTGATTGCTTGGTTAGTAGCTCCATGAAGTCGGAACTCGCCGCCTACTGTTCCCAAGAATATATCCTCAATCGGGTGAATCCATTGGATAACGTCCACAAGTGGTGAAGCCATGTCAAATTCAAATGAGTCATCATCATCTACGCCCACACCAAAATCTGAGAAGTCGCCTTTGGCACTACCCCATATGGCATTTTGCCTATCAGTATTAGCTGCAAAGACTAAACTTTGCTTTGCAAGCGTGAGGCTTTCGGGGAATCCATTTGCTACGGTCCACGACTCAGCTTCCAGTGTCCATTCCCCAGCAGGTACAGAAGTGCTGTCATCCAGTACACGGAGGACGGTGCCTTTAGCGACGGTCTTGCTTGTTATCGTATGTAACTTCACGATGCCGTTAGAGAGTTTAACAAATTTGCCTATATCCGCCGGGTCACGCCAGCCATCAGCGCCTATTGTTAATGTAACATCGCTTTGCTTTGTGCCTTTTGCGTTTGGGTTGCAAGTAGTATTTGGTGTGCCTTCTAATGTCCAAGCACCAGAGGCAGTAGCCGTATGCAATATCCAAGTTGCGGCTGCATCAAGAGCCGTGAAGTTTGCATCTACTACAAATGTATCCGTGTCTGTTATGCTCTCAATACGTCTGATGTCTTTGTTTGATCCGCCGCTGGTGATAATTATGTAATCCCCGGCTGATGCACCGTGTGCTACCGTAGTATCGACAGTAGTAGAGACATTGGATATGCTTGCCGTACCCGGTCCCGCTGCGTCGTTATTGGTGAACGCATTTAGAATATTGATGGTCGCCGTGTCACCACTCTCTGCTGTGATAGTACCACGGCCCGCACCGGCTTTGATAAACCGGCCTACGTCAGAAGGCTCGAATACACTAGCGTCAGTACGGAAGGCAACTGCCGTGCCTGTGTTAGCGCCGTAACCCATGTCGGTTGCTAAGTCCAGGCCTTGTTCGGCGCTTGGCGGTGGATCTAAGCCCTGCGCGGAAATTACCCACGTGGCGTCGCCTGTACGGACTAAGCGTTGTGGGGCATGGGCGCTATGAGCCACGAAAATCGTGTCAGCACTTTGGGTAAATTGTAGGTCAGGGATTTGTGCCGATGTAAACGGCGTGACAAGCGTAAAGACCAACGTGGCCGTACCTCCACTGGTGTAGGCGGTATAACTTGTGCCATTGATATTTACGTCGTTTAAGTCAGTAAGTTCGTAAGTAGTACCTGTAACATTGGCAATCTTGAAGTTTCTACCATTCAGCTCGGTCATGCCCACGACGCCGGTTATATTAACTTCATCACCGTTAGAGCGAGTGTTTGTTGCTGTGATAACAACGGGAGTAGCAGCGGTTGCTGCCGTAATTGTATCCGTGGATGCAGTGTTTACTTGCACGCCATCCTTATACACACGCATGTAAAGGTCGCCAAACTCAAGTATATAAGTCTGGATTGTGGAGAACTCAAACCGTAACAACCGAACATTGTTATTATCTTTTGTCTGCGCAACAAACCTGGTACCAGCACGTCGGGTTGCCCCGCCATGTTGTGTGGCTATACAGTTTTCGAGTATATCTACACTTTGGTAATACTTTTCTAAGTCAATGCGATCATGAAGCCGTGGGCTTATTTCACCGCCGACAAAGCTAAACTGTCCATATTTTGTGCTCATTTTAACTTGAAGTCAGTCTTCGGGCTGATGGTTTGTTCCGTTTCGGCATCGGTTATTACTTCGGCCTTTGTGGTGTACGTGACTTTGTTACAGTTTCCAATAACGATTACACGCTTGTCGATGTTTACACGTGGAGAAGCCGCACAGCCAACGGTGAGTAGTAGCAATAGTATGGTTAAACTTTTCATAATTAATACGGCGGCTGTAATACCTTATCGGGTCTGCGTGTTGGTAATCCACGCACTTCCAGCAGTATATTAGATTCGACAAATTTAGGGTTGTTGTCATTTCTGCCATTGATGACACCCGCCAGTTCTACTAACCTTTCGTATTTCGCAAGAAGTCCATCAGCATATTTACTATTGTGAAGTAAGCCTAACGCGAATGACGAAGCCAGACCGGTAGTAATAGCTTGGGTAAACAAATCATCCCAACGGGTAGTGTTTGTAATCCTTGCAATGTATTCGATCTTAACCTCGCTGGAGTTGGAGGCTAGTGCTGTAGCCGTTCCTGTATCATAGAGTTGAAAGTTTTCGTTGTCTTCAGTACGGACGATTACGATGTAATCTGATGGAAGCCCAAAACCGTTCGTGAAACCAAACGTAGGATTATCTGTAGCCGTCAATGCAGCAAGTGTTGCAAACCGACGAGCAAACCCCCACCATGCCATGCTTAATGTCGAGTCACGCAGGGATTCATACTTTAGCGTTGCAATATCACTGGCTAGAGTACCATCAGAAGGCGAGAACGACGCAATAGCCGGGTTTCCGACATCTGCTAATGCCGAGTTAACAACGCTTATTTCATTCAGCAAACTCATTTTTTCTTCTTTTTCCTTTTTAGCTTATGTTGTCTAAGTGTTTCAAAGTTATCTCTCCATACAGTTATGGTAAAGCCTTTTTCGGTTTTCTCGACACGTTCCAAGTGAGCCAAGCCACAATCGCAGCATATGGTGGTGTGGTGTCCATGTTTCGGTATATCAAAAGGTTCGCCACTTTCTACGGTGAATGTTTTCATACCTAAATCCACAGGCATAAACTCCAATGGCTTTAGGTATGGAGCCTGGGGGTTGTTTCGGCTTCCCAGGCTCGGTTTCTCTTACCTACAACTAGGCTTAGTTGATAGAACTGTAGAGGACAAATCCACTAAACTGAGCGTCAGCTACCCAAGCAAGTGTGTTGACCAGGAGTACAATCCTTGTCACTGCAGTATGCTTAAATCCAATACCTAGAACCTTGTCAGCGAGATTTGCATCTTCGCTTCGTAAGGCTAACCAGGCACCAGTTTGTGCCGCACCAGTAATAGCAGAAACGTATCTGTCATCATCTACGGCATCCCCGATGTCATAGGTAGTAGTAGAACCACCACCATCAAGATCATCATGGACAACATAGATACCCCAGACACGCGCCCCCGCAGGAAGCTCCGTCAGCAGAACCGTATCGCCGGATGCGACGATAGTAGCGCCAGGATCGTAGTTAAAGGGGGCGATATGCGCAGTTCCCTTTAAAAGAGTAACATCGATAACATTAGTTGAAGGGTTTGTACCATCCAGTAATGTTACTACATCAGACTTAACTTCAGCCATTATTTACTCCTTATTCGACAACTGCTACCTCGACTACGCCCTCGTCTTCGATGCGTACTGCACCAAGAGAAAGGGTTATGTAGACTTGGGTAGGTCTGCCCGCTAGATCGACTCTGGTATCAACAAACGGCGTGATGTCCCTACCAACGGCAAGGCCGATGGCATTACGTTGAAACGCAATGTTTGCGCGAGTTGTTCCTGTGATGATGGTAAGTTGCTCAGTGGGCAACCACTTGTAACCCATGAATGTATCTATTTCCGCATTCATGAGCAGACGCACAGAGTTGAAGTCTGCGCTTGTAATGGTTGAATCACCAAGCAGGTCATCAAGGGACTCTGCATTGTGAACGAAAACCTGGTCGCTTTTAAGAACATTTGCTTTGTTCTTAATTTTCTTCGACGCACGGATTTTCGCTAGGGTTAGTCCAGCCGAAGCTGCTGCTACCTTCTGGCCCGCTGGGAGAGCTTGAGTTCCACCCGCTTCTTCGCCTGTTACGGCTGAACCAAGCAGGGCAGTAATAAGAATGTCGTCCTTAGTACGTCCAGCTGCCCACGCACCGTTGATCGCATATGGAGATTGCAGAGAGACAAGCATTTTAAGCTCGTCTTCGCTGTCGATTAGGTCTGCCCAATCTTGTTCCTCCAAATTTGCCCAACGTCTAGTGTGAACACTGTCTACTTGAGGCATGGGTGCGTGCCGTGAGGTACGCTTTTGCATCGTAGTAGCTGCCAACCGTTCAAAAGAAACGCGCTTTCCTGTTACTCGGTCTTTGGTTCGAACCATACTAGCAAGAACGCTACCCATTTGCTGCGAGAGCAAAAGGACGTTATCGCCGTACTGTTGAACAAAAGTTTCAGTTACTTGAAAACTCATTTTTATTCCTCCTATGGGTTTGTATTCATTCTATTGACCAATCCAATGCGAATTAGTAGGGGAAACCTACTACATCGTGGATAGAACGCCATGTGTTAAGGTCACATGAAACCCGCGCTAAGTTATCCAGAAGGGCCTAGCTAGCGTGTTAGTGGGTTGTTTGCAAGCTCCCGCTGCTCTTGCAAGCCCGATGCGTAAGTCCGCTACTTTTTTATTGTTTATGTTGTTCCACCTATTCTGTGCATGGTAAAGATTATCGCCGGAGTTCGTGGCATTGTTGGCGGTCCCACTACCGGGCCGGTGTTTTTTAACCCCATGCCAACACCAGAATTACTTACTACTTGCATCATACGAAACTTGTCTCCAGCGTTTAGTTGAACAGCAAATGCAGATATAATAACATCCGTAATATCAGCATCTTTGATGGTGAGTTTGATGTTTGAGTTGGCCTCATCCACAAAACCGGAGCCTCTGTCAACTTGCAAGAACATATCAAAGCCTACCTTCGCACCACCAGAGTCTTTGCCAACTTGCGGTTGGGGTGAGATGAAGTATATCCCTGCTGTGTCTATAGTGATCTCCCCTGCATTTACTGTTGTTGAATGCGTAAGACCTTTAATGGCATCTTGGATGTTGTAAGTGATGACTGTTGGATTTGTGTCTGTTGGTTCTTGGTCTATGGAACTCGAAAGTTGAGCATAAATCGTTTCACCTTCGCCTCCACCCAGAAATCCTGCGGGTACTTGGACAGCCATTAGAGCAAGCAGAATAATAGAACATGTTGCTATCGCTTTCCACATACTCTTACCCCTCTGTTGCTAGAATCACTTTGTTGCCTGTGCCATCATGGATACAATTAACAACCTTGTCTGGTACGATAATATCCATGAAGAGGTTTCCACCATTTGCGTTAAGCCGTTCGCCTTCATTCAATATAGCTGGGTTGCCGTCAATCTTACAGTAAATCACCGTGTCAGAGTCGTTGATTAAATGCAGGAATTTACGCCCGGCCTTCGCCGCCAGAACTTGAGTAGTTGTGGTGGTTACGTTAACGGGTGTGTGGACAGGGAAGACTAATGACGCCCAAAGTCCCTTTCCTCCGGCGAGCAACGCGATAAATAAAAATGCTATCATTAATAGTTTTTTCACTTTACTTCTTTGTCCACCACTTCCTTTTTAGTAAACTTTGGTCCAACTTCCCCCAACTCCTCCTTGTGTTGTTCCATTTCAAGGTGTGCTAGGTCTACCATTTCAGTAGTAATTTTGCCTTCTTTCTCTTCGCGTTGCCGTTGTAACGCACGCACCTTTAACCCGGCGTCATAATCTAGTGGTGTCTCGCCGCGTTCGACAATACAATCACCGCAAAACTTACCGTAAGTAGCGGCGTAATCACCGCACTTTTCACATACTAGTGATCTAAAATCTGCTGGAACCATAAAAATTTCCTCCTTTATTCATGCCTATTCATGTGGTTACGAAACTCCTCACCTGCCGTAAGTCGAGAACCACACAGTTTGCAGAAACGGAACTTAATCAGCCCGCCCTTGTATGGTTCTTTTCTGAATTGCGGCAAGTGTTTGTTTTTCTCTAAATACTTGTCAACGATTCTATCCCCAGGTTCAACAGTTTGGTTCATCCTACCTCTAACAAAATCCTGCCCGTACCACCAGCAGCAGTCTTGTATAGCTCGGTCATCTCGGCGGTTGCTTCTCTATCGCCTTTGTGATACGGGTGGGTTCTGTCATTCTTTATCTCGGCAATCCTGGTTTTGGCTGCTTCCCGCCCGCTGTTGTCAACATGACTCCCGCCTCCTGGCCCACCGTCTTCTTTATGTGTGGACTCGTACTCCGCAAGGAATTTAAGCATAACAGGATGGTTGCCTACACTGGTTTCTTCTAGCATTACCCCGAATTCAGTACCAATTCTCCTAGCTGCACGTTGGGCTAGCCCCGATTTTTCCTCCACTTCCTCTGGAGTTTTCCATATTTGCTGAATTGCAGCTTGGCCTCGTTCTTGTGTCCAGCGGTCTTCAGCCAAACGCGGTACGACGACTTCGGTGAAGTGTTTTATAACCCCGTCTGCTTGGTGCTGCGATAAACCTATGCCGAACATCGAGTCCTTAAACTTGGTTACGTCGGCTTCTTCAAGTTTGTCTATTCCGGTTAGTTGATAATCTTTGGATGCTTCGGGTCTGCCAAGTTTAGTATAGAACGCACTCCAGGTTTCTGCATCATCTGTGGCCTGTGGCATCTTGACTGATCCGCCAGCGTGCTTTTTTAGCTCTACATAGGATTTTGCTAATCCTGGGACATCTTTGAAGTCTTCCAGCGACTTTGACCCTTTGAGGTCGTCGGGTAATGTGTCTCGCCATGTGGGTTCGGCAGGTTTTGGTTCCTCTTCAACTTTTGGGGCCGGGGTTTCCGGTTCTCCTTTAGTCGAAAGTGTTTCTTCGGGCGGCATAAATTATCTCCTTTTAGTTAGTATGTTGGGAATCGAATGCAGTTTGTTGCAGCCGTTCAACATAAGCCAGCATTTTTTCTGTGTCTTCATAAATGTCTTCTACTAAGTTCAGTACCAAATCTCGTTCAGCCGTTGTTTTCGCATTCATGCAACCGTCAAGGTGAAATTTTTCCCCCACGACATACCGAGCAAATAAATAACGCAGCACAATTCTGCCGTCGGGGGTGTTGAATATTCGCTGCGCCGATTCTTTATACTCATCCGTGTGGCCTTTTGGTTTATCTGTTAGCACTACTTCCCTTCTGTGTAGCTGTGACAAGCGGCGCTATGTTCTTTGCCGCCTCCGAACCCCTGGCTAGTTGCTCAACCGCTGCGGCACGTGCTTGATTTTCTTTTTCTTGGGCAACTCTGGCATCACGATCTTCGTCTTCGCGTAACATAGTAGCCGGTGCGCCGGAAATCTCCTGAGTTAGCCGTAGAATCTCAGGTGTATTAAAGGAGTGGACTATTGTTTGGTCAATGGTAAATAAATTTTGTCCCACTGCTAGGGTACGTTCAATCGCCAAGAGTTCTTGACCGCGCTGACCCCGCGCCAACGGACCCTCAAATTCAATCTGCATTTCGTCATCGTCCAGGTCCGCTAATTCTGGCATGGCTCCAGCACGACGCATTATATTCAAACCGCGTTTTACCAACGGCTTTAGCAATTCGTTGTTAAGCCTATTGAAAGCTGGGCCGAGGATTTGCTGCAATAACTGTAACTTAACCTGGACTTCCGTGGCTGTCATCGCCGGGGTTTCGCGGGCAAGTAGTTGCAGGAGTTCCTCCACAAAAAATGTCCTGCGGATTGACCCACGCCATTCGTTGGATTCCTCTGTCGCGGAACGTAAGTCAGCACGTAGCTCTAACGGAACCATGTCAGTTTGCGGGTTACGCATCATGGTTAATCCAAAGGGTGCGAAGTCCACCGCGCCCAGGATGCTGTTTAACTTTGCCTTTTGGGGTGGTCCAGTAGTAAGGGCTAGAGCTTTTAGTTTCAATTCAACTAGTTTGTTAAGAGAGCGCACATCCGGTAATGCCGTGTAGCCCGGTCCTCGACCATAGGTTTCACCACTGGTTTTTTGCCAACGGGGAACTAAATAAGGAAATTCATCAAACCCGCCTTCTTCAATCACGTGTTTCTTTTTTATTTCAATCCACAAAGAAACCCAAGGAAGCTTGGTTTTTGCGTCCGGTGCCAACTCCTTGTCTACAACGCCATGAATTATTTCAAGGGGTTTATTGGGTGTTTTACTCAAGACTTCTCTTGCTGTGGAGGATAGTTTTTCGGCACCCCAACGTAATGCAGCCGCTTCATGGGTCATGGTTATCGAAAGGTATATACCATTGACAGTACCGAAGCCATCTTCAGTTATGACAAACGAACCAACTGGAAAGGCTTGAAAGCGGAAGCCTCGGAAGTTTGCAATCAGCTCCCTGCCTTTCTCTTTTTCGCCCAAGAAGACAACACCGATACCCAAAAATGCCAGGTCCAAATATAACTCGCCTAGCTCGGTGGTTAGATTCGATAATTTGAAGGCATTGAGCAAACGAAGTGTAGCAAGTTCTAAAACCCGGCGAGTGTCGTTATTCTTCATTTCTTCTTCGTCGGTAAGCCGTAGTCCTGCCCATTTCTGTGCTGGGTTGGTGAGACCGCTTAGTAATGATGCGGCTAAGACTTCACCAGCAAACCCTGCCGTGGAGTCAACCATCTCGTTGTTTTGCTTTGCCCCCGGTTGACGCAAGCCCAGAGTAAAGAGTCGTCGAGGAAATTCAAACGTGGAAATTTCTTGCCAAACTGGTTCCCATAACGCCCGATCTTTGAGTAGGCTTTCGCGGTGCTTGAGATATTTTTCTGCGTGTAGCGGCATTGATTAACCTAAAGTACGCCTTAACCCAGAACCGGATGTGGCGATTGTGCTGCTGATTCCACGCCGCGCTCTAGTTAGTCGTGTCTGTCTCTCTGCCTCTGTTTTCGCTTCGGCTTCCTTGTTCGGGTCTTTTTGTTTCGGTATATCGGGGGGCCCACTGAATAATCCCATCATATACTCCTTCCTGAAAATAATGTGAAGTCTGAATTTACCTTTGGCTTAACACTCAAGCCAAACGCTTTGGTAAACTGCCCGGCTGGAGCCAACACTGCAAGTGCGTAACCTAGCGCATCTACAGGGTTGCTATACATATCCTTCACGGGCTTAGCGCCTGTGACGCGAGTGGCGTCGAGAGTAGTTCGATAACGGTAAGCCCCACTTAACGCCTCAATGAGTATTGGGCATCCAGAGCGCGAGAATAAAATCGCCGGTTCACCACCTATGTTTTGTTGTAACTTCTCACGTATGCTTTCGACTCTGGATGCAATATCTATTTCGCTGGCTTGGATTACGAAACCTTGTGCTTCCAAGATTTGTGCAACTGTTTTCATGTCATTCGGTTGCTTGTGATTAACTGCCGGGTCCGCATATACTAACCCCGGTGTGTTTGTCGGGAAGTAAGTCTGCGTTATAAGTTTTATTTGCTTTCCAAACTCCGCCGTGCCTATGCCTACGTTAAGTCTATCGTCGGTGTACCCGGCTTGGAGTTCACGCAAAACTAAGATTCTTCCTCTAGTATCAATCTGAAGCCATACGGCTGCCGGAGTAAGGCTTTCTCCAGCGTCGAATCCAAATATGATGTCTTGTTTTGGGACAGCCAAGAGTTCGTCGCGTACATGAGTAGATTGTTTAAAGTCGCCTGAGAATACGGGCATTCCTGGGTAGATGGCGACGACTTCTCCTTCCACAAACCTTCTAAGGATATGATCTTTGCCTTTGAGTTGGAGCCTGAGTTCATCATAATACCCCTTTCGTAGGTTATGTTCGTTCTCCTTTTGCGGAAAGAAAAAATGCGCCCATTTACGCTCGCGAAGGTCTTCGGGTTCCGCTGCTATCAACCGCCTATTTACCCAATGTTGTGGCGTAGGCGGGTTGCAGGTAATTAAGAGTTCTGGGTCTTCGACTCCTGTTTGGACAAGTCTGGTAAGCGCGAGGTCGAAAACCTCCTCCGCAATCCCAGGGGAAACAAGTCCCGAAGGCGTAAAAGCCGGTGCTGCCTCTTCGAGAAAGATGATTCCATATTCGCTTGAGAGGAAGCTTGATGCGTCTGATGCTGTTTGTCCATGCCTGAATAATACCTCATGCCATATGTCAGCCGGTGTGCTTGGCGTTTTGAATAGAAAGTCAGTTACACTCTGGCGACGTTTTAATATACCACATTTACCAAACCACTCCATCCAAGTCTTGAGTGTAGTATCCTCAAGGTTGCGGTAAGTGTCCCGCATTATTAAAGTTCGGAGTGCAATACCTTTTTTGGCTAACTGCTCCGCCTTCAAGAAAGGCCGCCAACACGCCGCTACCGATTTACCTGTACGAACCGGCCCCCAAGCCAGCTTGACGCGGGCGTTGGAGTTATGGAAACGCTTGGCAGTCGGCCCCGGCACGTAGTCTATGGTTATTTCTTCGCGTGAGTCAACTTGCACAAATGTGTGATTCCCAACCCTGCATTAAGCTGTTTCTGTCCAAACACCCGAAGCGTCGCTCTTGAGCACTTGCCATTTCTCGGCACGTACTTGTATAATCATGTACACGGCTTCTTTAGTAGAAGGAAGCGGTCCTTGCACAGGGCGTTCATATACAGTGATGTCATCATATTCTACCCCACCGTCAGTCACGGCGGCTGCAATAGCAAGCTCTTTGGTATTATGATTTACTTTTGCCATCAATTACTCCTTTCTTGGCCTCCTCAGTCTCCTTGGCCTCTGATAACTTCTGTGTCAGGACAATATTTTGGAATATCAATTCACCCATATAATCCTTCAAAGTTTGTTCGATTGTCTTTGCCATAAAGCTCCTTTTAGTTAAACTGCATCAAGTTGAAACCAATACTCTACACCGTTAATCCAAATCTTTAATTTATGACTTGCCGTGAATGTTCCAATGGTTTCTACCGCCTGTTCCGTACGCAGGGCAAGAGTAGCATTAGCGGCACCATCCGAGCTATCATCAGCAAAGATTTGAATCATTCCAGCGGGCGAAGTAGATGGTATAGTACCATCGGCGTTTATCCCGATGACTCCATCAGCGCTTGTACCAAATGCAGTTACACCCAAGCCAAGGTTTCCGCTGGTTGGCTGGATGATAGTGTTTGCGGTGCCAGTTCCAAGAGTTAAAGCATCAGCAGCACTTACCTTCAAAACATCCAGGTTAGCCGCGTCAGCATTGTTACGCACCATAAAAGGTGTGTTGTTATCAATCAAAATTGCAGCGGTAGATTGACTTCCCTGTTGAAGGTCCAAGCCGAATACAGTTGCGGCCCTGGACCTAAAAGCCGCCTCGGTTACGCTATCTTCGGCAACCAAGAAACCTTCACGAAATAATGATCCTGCCGTGTTAAATGGGTTGGTGACAAACCCTGCATCAGCCGTTTCGGTTCCAAGACTAGAAGCTAGGAAAGATGCGGCGAATTTGTTTTTGTTAAATGTTGCGCCAACTTCAGCACCGCTTTGGTTACGAACCTCGCCTTCTATCCCAACGAGAAAATCATAGGCAATAGCTGCGGCTGTTCCGGCCATAAACAACCCACCAAGGGCATTGCCATCAGCGGCGAGAAGTACACCATGAGATCGAATACCCTCAACATAACTGATGGGGCTACCACCAGCATCTCCACCCGAATCAACCGCTTCCACAAAAAGGCCGGTTGCTCTATGGTTTGCCAGATCAGTAGTCTTGTCGATGGAAATATAGACTGTTTGGTTTACTCCGGTTGTTCCGGTTGAGTTACTTACTTTCTGAAAAATGGCAACAGGGTCTTGAGTTCCGTGGGGAGAAACTGCCGTACCAGCAATGCTTTCGATGCGCGTATTGGTTTTTGCTCCAGTAAAGTTGGCTGTAGCCACAAGCGGGTTAGCGCCAAGATGAAGCGTTACTTCCGGCGCAGCGGTCAGAAGTCCTAGACGATTATTGACGTTGTCGTAAAAGAGATTAGCGTTGTCTTGGGCCATCACCTTTGCACCGCTGGCAAAGATCACGCTACCCGCTGTCATTGGATCTGGGATGACAAGAGAGATTGCTGTAAGATCCGCGATTGCTACATTCTGCAAACCAGTCAATGCTGTATTCCACTGGAGAAGCGCCAATGAACTTGGATCTGGAACCGTTAAATCAGTCTTGAGAGATTTCTTTGGCACTTGTAGACACCTACCAAAGATTTCGACAAACTGTTGAGCAATCATTGTTAGTTTATCTACGGCATTTTCGTGGGATGCTTCGGGAAATGCGTTAGCTTCAACATAAGCTGTTTGCTGATCAATCTTTTCCTTTCGCAGTAACGCAACATTATTTAAATTTAATGGAGCAACTAAAAAGGTTACACTTCCACCGCTTGCATCTCCAACACCACTTACAGTGTAGTCCGTTGTTAGTGTCTTTACTACACCAGCATCTTGTACCTCAATATCAGCACTAGTTAAGATACGAAAGGTATAGGCAAACACCGTAGTCGCACCATTGCCTACATAATTATTGCGTGGTGGATTTACTTCATTTACAGACATTAGTTTTTACCTTCATGCTTTAAGGTCACTCCATTCCAAACTTTCCACCAAAAACTATATTACCCCCGGACGCTGATCGAGACGGTGCATCCGCAAGCATTTGAGTAGGTGTTAGTGCATTGTCATCGAGAATGACATTCCAAATTTTACCCGCAAAAAAGTTGCCCGATGCACGTACCCCAATAGTTACGGTTCCTGTACTAGACGCCTTAATTACCGCACTTGGTGTACTAATTGCCACTACTACACCTTGCTTATACATCGTAAGTGTCTCTCCATCATAGGTGATTCCTAATCGGGTAGGTACAGTTGCACTTAGGGGGTTTAAATCACAGACATTGAAGAAAATATCCCCGGTGCTTTTAAAAAAACCTGTTGTTGATCCGGGGCCGCAGGCCGTATGATCGTAAGCCATGATACCCCAGGTCAGCGTATTGGAGTTATTAGCAATTACAATTCTCTGCCCTGATAGTACAACGGAAGATGGTAATACGGTTGCCCGCCACGTAAATGCGTTTGTTACATTAAAACTCAGTGTTGCATGAGCAGCTACATTAATTTGGTCATCCACTCCATCGAACAAGACTACATTCACGCCACGATGAGTGCTCCAAGTTGGCAATCCACCAGGACCGGCAAATGTTCCAGTGTTAGTATTTGGGCTTGAATCCGCACAGGTCGTTCCAGAACCTTCATCACATTGCCAGTTTGCAACTCCCGTTCCGCTTGGAGTGCTATAATTTGCGGTCACTGTTCTGTTACTAAGCATCGTTACAGTACAGGTAACAGTAACGACGGAGTTGCAACCTACCCATGAGGTAAAGTCATTACCTGCCCCCTCTGGATTTTCTGCAACGATAGTTACGACGACGGTATCGTTGTAGGTACAATTAGGTGATGTAATTGGGGTATCTCCTGTGCAATCACCATCATTGCTATTAGGAGAAACCGTCATTGCTACTGCACTAGCTGGATTTGTACTGTCAATAACCAGTTCCCAAGTTGCTGCTGCCGTAATCCGTTCGTAAGCACCAATATCATAGCTGGCCCCTTGAGGGCGCAAAACGCCTAGATAATCAAGGTTAAATGGTGCGCCAAGCGTTGCACCTTTATCCAATACAGGCGACCCTGCTTGCAAGGTAAAATCTTTAGCCCCTTCATTCGTGAATAAGGGATCACCTGAAGAACCAGTCGTAGTACCACATCCTTCTATAGCTGTGTCACAGTGATTATTGGTAAATATAGTATCTGTGCCATTATCATCAATCCCATTTATGCCATTACTATAAATGATGTTGTTTTTTACAACTACATCATCACTTCCGCCGCTGACTCCGATTGCTATGCCGTTGGACGCAACACCATTATTACTAAAAATTGTATTGTTATACACTTGGCAATCATGACAGCGATAGTCCACTTGGACACCCCGATGATTGTCGTAAATCAGGTTAGAATAGACTTTATTATCTGGCCCTGTACTGATTATGATTGCTGCATTGGCCGGTTCGGTTCCACCAACATTGCGGATCGTAGAATAACGGACAGTATTACGAGCCACATCGTTTGATCCAGAATCGAAAATATGAAATCCAAAACCCGCAGCATCGTGCATATCAATGAACTCAAAAATAGTGTCCGCACCTGACCAATAAACGCCATAATCGAAATGAGGAACTCCTTCTACCCCGCAATCTTTTATCTCTACATTAGTAATCAAGTTAAATGTTCCCTTGCCTTGAAGACACATGCGAGGGCCGTTTTGAATGATCGAATTTTTGATAACTACATTGTTCATTAAACCAGTGAAAACTGTGTTGAATCCATTATTGGCTCCTGTCAGGGTGCCGTTAAATGTTAGGTTGTCCCATACCCACCAATCATGAGCTACAGTTTTGTTAATATTTAACATTCCGACAACAACCGTCTCACCGGCTGCGCCTCTAATAGTTATCGGGTTTCCAGATACTCCGGCTTTGTTCCATCCCTCAAGTCCAAGCTTCCAGTTAAATAAATCTTGGCTATAAGTACCAGCCCGAAGTTCAACAATATCTCCAGGTCCATCAATACAGCTAATGGCCCCATTTACACCGTCAGGCAATGCCTTTCTAGAACCGTCAGCGTCCGTTTGTGCTGTAGCGCAAGAGTTAGAATCTAAATCCCCCGCGCCCTTTCCAACATAGAAAGTTTCACCAACAGCAGGATCAGCGTTGGCGACAGCAGGAAAAAGCAATAAGGCAAACATGAAGGAAAGAAACTTTTTCATTGAATTGTTATCACAGCTCTCGGCCTAGTTGAAGTAACTGGCGCAGCTTGTAGGGCCACAGCTACTTGCAAAAAGAAGTGTGCATTAGTCCAAGACCATGACATAACGCCATCGTCTGAGCCATTTTGAGAAGACGATGCAACATCAAGGCTGGTGCTGTTTGGCTCTATAAATTGGTTTACTGTTTGATCGGCCCCTTCCCCTGTTGATAGTCCTGTCACCAAATCTCGCGCCGTCAACATATCCAACACGCCCATAACACAATCTGTATCATCAGTTAGTGTTAGCGTTGAGGATGTGCCATTGCCATCATCTACTTTATCGGTATCAAGGCGCGGTGTAGTTTGGTCAACTTCATAAATAGAATAGGCTACGATGTATGGTTTAGCATTTGCGCTGGTTGTAAACGTAATATCATGCGTCCCATTTGTTGGATTAACCAGATCAAAGTATTCACCGTGATAGTCAAGCCCCACTTCATCTACCACTGCTGAGACTCTTGAAGTCATAGCCTCTGATGTGTTCCAATCAACGTCGCTAATTGTTATAGTTGTTCCAGCACCATAGGTGATAAACACGCCCAAATATCGGTTAGTGTTATCGGCTATAGTAAACGACATGGTATGAGATGTGGCCTCACTAGAAATATTTAATTCAGCGTTTGTGTCAGACGTACACCCCGCCGCCATCGCCCATGATGGAAAAAACAGCAGAGCAATTAATATGAATGAATAAATCAAGCGCATAGAGATCTTCTTTTCATCATTACGATAATCAGAATTTCACTACTGCCGTAGCCTGGGCGCGAAAATCAGTCATCTGTGCCGAAGTCGTCAAAGTTGCATCCACTTCGCACGATCCATGGAGTTCTGCACCATCAGCTACCGTACCATTGATGGTAATTGCTGTGCTTGTTACCGCAACGGGCCTATTTTGTGTTGCCGGGGTCAGTGTCACATTGACCTGTCCTGTTACCGAATGCGCTACATAGGTATC